CTTACTTATCTTTAGTTGGTAATAAAATAAAATTAGTTAATAGTAATTTTGCAGTTCTTGCCAAACAAGATGTTAGTTCAGGATTAACAGAAACATTTGAATGGTATGAACTAATTTGTTCTAATAATAAAATCAATATGAGTGTTTCTAATAAATCTAATTTTGATGAGTACTCAAATGATGAAATTTCAGGTTTAGGGGTAGATTTTCTTAATGATAGGACTGCTGGCATTACCGGGTACGTTGGAGGTCTTGATTTAAGAAGAGTTTACGCTGGAGTTGATTCTCTTAGCACTTCTAGCTCTGCTCAAATTATTGGAAACTCCGTATATATATCAGATTCTTCTCCCGCAAGCACTATTGGCAATCAAGATTTTAACGCTAGCATTGGTATTAGAGTTTCAAAATTTTGTCAAAATTTAAATATATCAAATAATATTATATTTGGTGGAGCAATTGTAGCTAAGTGGATTTACAATACTCCAGACACCACTAGCGAACCAGAAGGGGGCTACTTTATAAAGTGCCATAATAATACTGTTCAATGCTATACTGAAGGAGTTAATATAGAAATTAATCCTGCTACTGGATATGCGTCTACCGGCGCTAACGATGAAACGTCAGGCTCTGTATCTACTAACTCTAGAGGAATTTATACTAGTGTTAGTGTAATCGGTAATTTAGTTGAAACCGATGTCGCCTCTCCCGTAGCTGCATACCCCATGTATGGTGCTGTCAGGCTATGGCATCCAACAGGTCTAACTGATGGGTTAGCTAGTGCAAACCTTCACTTTTATTGGATACTAACTAGCAACCAGTTACTTGGTAGTGTTTTCATAGCAGATGAAAATTCTACTGGGTCTGACTTACAGAAGATGACAGACACTACCCCACCAGCCGGAACTCCAACCGGACTAAGTTTTGCTAGTATTCAAGTTTTTAATAACTTAAGAGCATTGCCGTCTACAGCACCTGCTAATACTTTTAGTATATTTGGAGTTACTTTAGATGTAGGCAACGACTATGATTCTAGTGCTAGCAGGTTAGGAGTTATAAACCACTCTTTATTCTTGGGTAATACCAACAATAAACTCGTAGCTGCTGGAGATGATTGGCCTTAATCTCGTAGGAGACATAATGTTTGGACACTTGTTACCTTTAATATTTTCAATTGCAGTTTTAGGATGTGTAATTTACGGATTAGTGGCGGCTGTGAAGCCCTTGCTTGGAGACTTTGGAAAGACTCCTAAAGGCACTGCTCTAAAGCTTGCCCTCCCATTAGCTTTGGGTGCAGTTCTAGGTATGTTCCTGAATGAGTTGCAACTATATGCAAGCGACCTTTTTGGCGCAGAAAACTCATCTGAACTTCCGATGGCGGCGGGGGCTATGCTTGGCCTTTTTGCAGGTACGTTTTCTAGCTATATACACACCACAGCAAAGAAGCTTATAAAGAAAGGCTCTACAGCAGTAGAAGAGTCCCTAGACTCTGATGAAGCTGAGGAGAAAGAAGAAGCTTCTGAAGAGGCTGAAAAAAGCTAATCGTGAATAACGTAATCAAGTGGCTTAAGAAATATTGGTATTACCTAGTAGCCATTATTTCTGCTTTGTTGTTTTTCAAACAGGGAAAAGCATCTTTCGGAAAACTGTTTGAAAAGATACGAAATATTAAGAAAAAGCATAATGATAACGTTAGTGCTATAGAAGATAGTGCTAATGATAAAATTAAAAAATTAGAAATAATAAATACTAGGAATATGCAACATATACAGAATGAAAAAGTTAAAAAACTAAAAGAAGCTAAAAACGATATAAAAGAAAAAGTAAATAAGCTAGACTCTTCTGAAGAAATAAATTCGGAGCTAAATAATCTTTTATGAAATATTTAGTTACATGGATTATGTTATTTGTATTCCCTATTACTGCTCATGCAGATAAAATCTTTCTTGTTAAGAAAGGGGTTGCGGTAACACCAGAAGAGGATTGGCAGTGCATGAATAACAACACTGCTAAACAGCTTATAGAAAAAATAAAGCTGTGCGATACAGAGTGTGCTATTAAATTAGACGCACTCGAAAAGCTAAAAAACAGCAGTATAAAGCTTCTAGAAGACAAGCTAGAAGTTAGAAAAAAAGAACATAAAGCTATAGTAAAAGAGAAAGACAAAGCGTTTGCTGACTTAGAATTAGAGTGTCAAAAGCAAGTAGAAGAAGCTTCTAAAGGCGATGGGCTCTGGTGGAAGGTCACATTAGGCGTTGTTGGTGGTGTGCTTGTTGGAGGCTTAACCACAGGTTTAGTTTTAACTTTAAAAGATTAGATTATGTTTACAATGTCAGTGGTCACTGGCAGGTCTGGGGCTCAAGTAGCTTTAATAAAGTTAGAAGATATATTCCCAACCTGTAAAACCTTACTTAAAGAATCAAACCTACCTCAACTCACTTGCTGGACTAATCCTGGGTCTTGTCACAGGGGAGTCTTCAATACCTGCATGGGTGAGCTTGTTACTGATTGTTATAAGCTTTTTGACGGCATGTCTGCCTTAGACAACATTGTTCTTTGGTGGAAATCTCCACATGAAGCTGCCCCCGGTGGTATACGTATATGGGGGTTGATTATTGATCGGGATGAAGACAAACAACTACGAGTTGGACCCTTAAATCGGTGGGCTTTAAATAAACTACAGAAAGACATTGGAAAAAAATACTCTGTAGATTTTAATTACTGAGGCAGTTCAATGCGTATAGAAGATGGCTTAAAGCTTGATTACTCTGACGTGCTTATTAGGCCAAAAAGAAGTGCGCTTAGGTCTAGGGCAGAAGTCTTTCTAAATCGAACATTTACGTTTAAGCATTCAAGGCAGAAGTGGAGCGGTGTTCCCATCATGGCAGCGAACATGGATGGGGTCGGTACTATGGAGATGCATAACGCTCTTTCTCCACACAAAATGTTTACCTGCCTTACTAAACATTATACTGATATAGATTTTTCTATTTATTTGAGCATGTTAGAAAAATCTATGGATTACTTTGCAGTATCTACTGGAATTAAAGATTTTGACTGGATTAAAACCTGCGACATCATAGAAAAGTACAAGTTAAAATTCTTGTGTATTGATGTTGCAAATGGGTACTCAGAGCACTTCGTTGACTTTGTTTCCAAAGCAAGAGTCAAGTTTCCAGAGATAACTATTATAGCTGGCAATGTAGTGACTGCTGACATGACTCAAGAGCTAATCTTGTCAGGGGCAGACATAGTTAAAGTGGGGATTGGTCCTGGGTCAGTCTGTACTACTCGAATAAAAACTGGAGTTGGCTATCCTCAATTAAGCGCCACAATAGAGTGCGCTGACGCTGCCCACGGTCTAGGTGGACATATCATAGCCGATGGAGGCTGTACGTGTCCTGGGGACGTTGCTAAGGGTTTTGCTGCGGGCGCTGACTTCGTAATGCTTGGAGGGATGTTTGCTGGGCATGACGAGGGTGGTGGAGAGCTTATTGAGGAAGCAGACGCAAGCTACATAAAGTTTTATGGAATGTCCTCAGAGGAGGCTATGAAAAAGCATCACGGTGGTGTTGCAGAGTACAGGGCTTCTGAGGGGAGGGTGGTTAAAGTTCCATATCGAGGCAGAGTTCACAGCACTGTCATAGACTTATTAGGCGGTATTAGGTCTACTTGTACTTATGTTGGGGCGTCTAGCTTAAAACAACTAAGTAAATGTACAACTTTTATTAAATGTAGTAATCAATACAATAAAGTATTCACATCTTAACTTGACATTTATTTAAAGGTGTGGTAGTTGCCCTACATCAAAAACACACTTAGGGGCGACATCATGGCTTATGAATGGGAAAGAAAGAAGGGTGATAGAGGACAGGAAGTACGTAGAGCACAGTTAGCTCTAGGAATCCCTGCTGACGGCATCTTCGGCTCTCAGACTGAGCAAGCTGTGATTGCGTATCACGGTTCCCCTGTTATTGATCGCTGCATGATGTATTCGCTTGGCATTCCCGTAGATTTAGGGGTTGATGTCAGTTCTTACCAAGTAGACACCGATTGGGGCAGAGTCTCAATGGACGGTGTTACGTTCATGTATAGGAAAGTTACTGAAGGCCAAACTCACGTAAACAGTGAGAAAGGTACTGAGGTAGGTGATTCAATAGCGTTTATAAGAGATGCTATTAACGCTAGAGAAAACGGCTTAGATGTAGGCTTTTACCATTTTGGTAGACCGGATACTGATGTTGGTTCAAGTGACGCAACAGAAGAAGCACAGCACTTCCTATCTAACATTGTCACTGATGTCTTCACTCTTCCATGTGCCCTAGACGTAGAGAAGGGCGTAAAAGAAGACTACAACTACAATGCTAAATGGGTGCTCACTTGGTGTGATTACGTAGAACAAGTTCTAGGTAATCAAGTGATTATCTATACCGCTAGATGGGCTTTTAATTCTTACCTCAAATATGCAGATGACAGTTTGATTCAACAGATAATTGATCGCCCATTATGGCTTGCTGATTATGATGGCAATCCAGATGATGAGGTTGCGCCTTGGAGTGAGTACGCTATTAATCAGTTTACTGGAACAGGCACCATCAATGGCGTGAAAGGAAACTGCGACGTAAATTGGACTGCTGGAGGAGCCCTTCTTAAACTAAAAAACGGTAAGATTTGTTAATATATAAATAAAGGTTACTTATGTATAATGACCCTGTAAAATTAGAAATATATCCAAACTATACTAGGATATCTGGACCTTATTATTTTAACTTAGTAGACGAAGCAACCAGATTTAAAAAGAACGGGTACCAATACGCAGAAGCATATAAGCGTAAAGTATGGGACGGATACACTCGTCTCTTTAACAAAAAGAAAGCCATCTTTCCTAGTGGTCTTGTTCAGCGAGTAGTTAAGCTTCACAAAAAATACCACCCAGAGTTAAGTATTGTTATTGAAGATAACCGTACTTTTAAATCTGATTACCCAAAAGCAAAAGACGTAAAGCTTAACGGCATTGAATTGCGTCCACATCAGGTAGCATCTGTAGATGCAATGCTGAAGAAAAGGGGTGGGGTACTCTGGGCTGCTACTAACAGTGGTAAAACAGAGAGTGCTATTGCTCTATGTAAAGCCTTAGACCTGAAAACTGTATTTATAGTTAAGGGTAAGGATCTGGTTCGCCAATCATACGAAAGATACTGCAAGCGAATAGATCCTGAAGAGGTAGGCATTATTACCTCGTCTAAGTGGGACTCAGACAAAAAGTTTGTAATCGCTAGTGCAGATACGCTTTCAAGACGACTCGCACCTAAAGAAAAGAAAGACGGCACTTGGCCTAAAAACGCCCAAGAGAAAAAAGAAGCAGTAATCGAGTTTCTACAGAATGTAGATGTAATGATTATTGATGAGTGCCACAATGCAGCTAGTGAGGGGTTGTGGAATGTGGGGAGGGTTTGTCTTGCCTCTTATAGATTTGGGTTAAGTGGAACCCCATTTAAGCGAGGAGACAAACAAGACCTAAAACTAATTGGGCTAACTGGAGAGGTCTGCCACAAAGTTACGAACAAAGAGATGATCGACTCAGGACTATCAGTCCCTGTTGATATCAATGTAGTTCAAATTGACCAGCCTGATATTCCAAATTACGTTGACTACAGCACAGCGTATGACAAAGGAATTATATACAATAGATATAGAAACAAAGTAGCTGCCGCCATTGGAGCCAAGCGATATAGATCAAACAAGAATGTTTTGTTTCTTGTATCCAGAATCTCTCATGGGCACGAACTATCGAAAGAACTTAAAGAGATAGGATTCGTGCCTCACAACTTTATTTGGGGGGATTCAAATGATGAAGATCGTAAAAGAGCGATTGAAGAATATGTCTCTGGAGAGATTCGAGTTCTTATTGCATCTACTATTCTTGATGTTGGCATTGATATTCCAAACATTGATGTAGTTATTCTTTGTGGTGGTGGGAAATCTCACATTAGAGCCCTACAAAGAATTGGTCGTGGTCTTCGTCTAGGCAAAGACAAAGACAAGCTTGAGGTTATTGACTTTGCTGATTGTCATAACAAGCATTTAGCAAAGCACTCAGAAGTGAGGCTGAAAGCTTACTTTAAAGAAGACTGCTTTACGATTTCAGAACTTATATTGGATGGGTAATGTCTAGGCGAATCGACCAGCTAGATATAGACGCTAAGGTGCTAATCACTTTAGGTAAACTGTTTCGAGTAAACGAAAACAGAAACCTGGGTGTTGAGGTTGCGTCTAGAGGCGGTCGAGGAACGCTGACTGAATTAATAGCCACAGTGAAGTCCCACACAACAGTGTTGGGAGATAAGGCTTTATACGTTCAATATGTCAGTAGAGACAGAAGCTTTAACAAGTCAGGGTATGCATACATCCCTTACAAAACGATTCAGCACTGCTGGCTATATACAGGTCAGGTTACAACTAATCAGGTTCAGAACAGACAGCCTAGTGAGCATGTTACTATAGTGTCGTCTTATACTGAGTGGCCTTATGCTGCTTGGCAGTTCCCCCCTGGTGAAATCTACTCTGAAAAAATAGCACTACGGTGGGCTAAGTAATGCTTAGGATTAAAGACATATCTGCTCAAACTCCCGTCCATATAACCCTCAGAGCAAAAACTCCTGTGGTTTACGATGGGAAAAATTGGGTGGTGAGAACTTTCAAAGCAGGCCCTAAGCAGAAGCAAAATGTAATTACCAACTTTGTAGGCACTGTCACTCAAAACGATGTTGCCAACAAAACATTATATGTGATGGTTTCTAGTGGTTTATCTTTAGATAAATTCTGGACTAAATCAGGAAAAGTTAACTTTACAGGCATAGCCGTTTTACCTTGGAATTATATCGGTAAAATGTTTAGAATGACTTATCAGCCTATCGAGATAAAAGTCTCTTCTGTTGAGGGGGGAGAAGTCTCAAGATCGTTTATACGTAAAGAATTGGTAAGAATTCCGTAATGTATGCAATACCAGTTAAATTTGAATATGACTCTGAGCGAGATAATATCAGAGTTAAATTTAGAAATATTCAACAGCTAGAAGATTATATTAGATCTTTACCTTTGGATCAGCGTACCTTTTCTAGACAGCATGGGGCATGGATACTAAGGAAAAAGCAATTGGTAAACGTAGTCTCGTTTGCCAGTAGGTGGTCCTCCCATATAGATATTAATAGCCTCCCCACAGATCTAAAGTTTCTTGCCTCCAAGTTTATGGAAGGACAAGTACAGCATGTACCTGTTGTTAAAAGTCCTTATACAGACTTGTACGTAGTTGAAGATGCTCCGATGGAGGTGGTTAAGGCTTCTTATAAAGCTTTAGCTAAACTGTACCATCCAGATAACCTAGAATCTGGCGACTCTCAAAAATTTAAATCTATTACTGAGTCGTATAACAAAATCCAAAGTGTTCGCGATAACTAATTGTATATAATTATATACTAATATACTAAATATTATATATACTAATCTTAACGTGAACACTTTCCTCCATAGCAAGTAAGTGCTCGTAATCATTACGATTTGCTTTGTGTGACTTTTATGCGTGCAGTGCTCTAGTAATTACAAGCACTTACGTAAGATCACAGAGAAGGCTGTAATGCTTTTTGCTGAGATTGGCTTTTTTTGAGATTGTTAGGAAGACCTTCTTGACGAGGCTCATAGGTTGGATGTAGCTTATGGTCGAGCAGATTAGCAGGCAATGAGTAGGCAATAAATAAAAAAACCCTCTGCGGTCGGGCTGCAACCCGTATGACCAACAGAGGGTTTAAAACTAAAAAGGATATGGATGGGGAAATGCTAGCTTCACCTACACGCAAAGTCAACCCAAACAGACGTATCTCCTTATCTCACGCGGACATAGCGGCAGAGATCAGGAAGTTCTTTTTCGAGAGAAACATCTATACTCCCAAGATGTTAGCCGAAAAAGTGTATGACTATATTAGCTCGAAAGTAGAGACTCCAAAAAAGTTTTATTCCAAGATATTGGACATGTCTAAGTCTCACTTTAAGTGGTTTAGAGAAGAAAACTCTATAAAGGTTACAAGTGAGCAGCACCTTGTATCTCTGGGAATCCAGCGGTGTTTAAAGAAACACTACCTGAAACACACCAACCGCCCCATATATAAGCCGTCTATAGCTAAACTATCTAATGTTGTTGATGGTTTGGTTAGGTACTTATCTCCAAAAGATGGGCTTATACCTGTTCCAGTGTCCCTTTTTAGAAGGCTTGGAGCACATGCATCATCTAATTCAAAATCTCTTTTACATTATCTTTTTATAAAACAAGTTTTAGAAGATAATGGTATTTTATGTTTACAGAATAACGGCGAGTACTACACGGGCAAGTGTAGGGTTTATACATTTAACAAGGAAAAAGCTATGGAACATTTAGAAGAGGATGATTTCATAGAGGTAAAAAAGCCTAAGAAATCAGTGGTTAAGCCTGGAGATGTGTACGAAGAAGAGGTGTTAAAGGCAAAGGTAGAGGTTACAGGAGAAGAGGTAATAGCCTTTGCTAAGTCTCTTGAAGACAAGATCAGGTACTACAACAGAAACAGGTTTATAAACCTTCTACCTATCTCTAAAAGAGGTCAGTACAAGCGGTACGTTTTAGGCGCTGCGATATGTAAGCAACTGAACTTTGACGTAGACCGATTTATAGAAGCGCAGTTTTACTACCACAACGCATGGAAGGACACTGCCCCAGACCTTAAGTACATTACCAGTGTAGTCTCAGCATGGTCTTCCATCGGTAGGTATCACGATTACTGCAAGCGTTTTAGAAACGATATCTGCTTGGACGATCACGCTAAAGACAATGTAGAGAAGTCATACAAGGTAGATAGAAGTAAAAATAAACTCTCGATGTCAGAGAAAGATGAGATCGAGTACTCAAACGGTAAGCGTCTTTACGAGGACATGAGAGATAGAGGTCTTACCGACAAGTATATCTTTGAGGATTTAGGCTTTCCGTTAGCTCCCGCTAGAGCCCTCCCATTAGGATTCCTTAAAACACAGATTAAGTGGCTATCCATGTTGGCTGATAAGCATTGGGGAGAGAAGGTAAACAAGCTTTTTTGGGAATCTGAAGACTCTAAAAGGATTGACCTATGAGACTTAAACCTAGACCTAAGAAGGTGAAACCTAAGTTAAAAACTAAGTATTCAGAGAGAGCGGAAGAGATATCTAAAAGGCTACAGGAAAGAGAGCCTATAAGAATGACAGCCGCTAATATACAAAGGCAAAAAGAGAATTATGAAGTTAGAAAACGGTGCGCTTCCTTGTTGCCTGGGGAGAAAAGGTTTCTTCGTAACATAGACGCTATCGACTTAACTTTAACTATAACTGTACGGACGGAGATAGATCCAAAAGACTATCCAGATCAGTACTCTCCAAAAAGTATATATAAATATATTGAAAACACTCAGTGGTTTGATATTTTAACTGATAAAAATAGAGACTCCTATGTTGAAGTAAAAGCAGAGGGTGACACTCTTTAATTAGGAAAACTAGTGGAATACGATGTAGACTTCCAAATGGGTGTGCTCGCTTTAATGTTAAAAGATAAAAAGTTTTTAGCATACAGCACTGCTCATATGAAACCAGCATACTTTGAAACTAAAGATCTAAAATGGGTATTCAATCAAGTAAGATCTTTTTATAAAAACTATAGAGAACCAATAACAACTAGAGCTTTAATTAGAAAAATTAAAGAAGAGTTGTCCTCTAAAAAGTCTGGGTTCTCCAAAGATAGAGTGGAGAGCATAAAGTATATATGGAAGCAGCTTCAGGAAGATGAGACTCGTGACAGAGACTTTATCATGGAAGAGGCAGTTTCATTTATACAGAAAGAGGCTATCAGAGAGGCTTTTGTAAAGGCTAAAGAGCTTTATGATTCTGATAACTTAGAGTCTATACCTAGCACATTTAGTTCCGCTCTGTACGAGTCTACCTACCAACACAGAAAGGGTCAGTACTATCCAAGTGTTGATGTTCTTAAGGAAAGGGTAGAACGTAGAAAAATAAAGGTAAAAACGTGTCCTACTGGGATCGCTGAACTGGATAACTATCTAAGGTTTGGTGGTCTTGGTTCAAAAGAATTGGGAGTTATACTGGCACCACCTAACCGTGGTAAGTCGATGGCTCTGAAGCACTTAGCAGAGCACAATGTCAGAATAGGCAGAAAGGTAGTTATTTTCACTTTAGAGATGAGTGAGGATAGATACTTAGACAGGTTCGACATGTCTTTAGCTGAAGTGACTTCTAAAGACCTTTTAGAAAGAGAGGACTATGTTGAAGAGAAGATTAAGTACTGGGAGAGCAAGTTTGATAAGGCTCTACATATAAAAGAGTACGGGTCAAAAAGAGCTACAGTTCAGACCCTTATTGCGTATGTAGAAAACCTTAGAAACGAGAACTGGTATCCAGACTTAATAGTTGTTGATTACGCTGACGAATTAGCATCTTCAACAAAGTTTTCAGAAGAACGACAGAACCTTTCTTACATTTATAAAAACTTAAGGGGTTGGGCTGTAGACGAGGAGTTACCCTTGTGGACTGCTAGTCAGGCAAACAGGTCTTCTCTAGCTAAAAAGATTATTACGATTGGCGATGTTGCTGAAGACTTTGGTAAGGCTGCTATAGCTGACGTTATAGCTGCTTTGTGCCAAACGAAGGCAGAGCATGAAGAGAGGAAGATGCGAATCTTCTTAGCTAAGAACAGAGATAGTCCTGCTCAGATAGAAATACCTATTACTACTAATTATTACATGGGTAGATTTTACGCAGACATAGCGATGATGGAGCCATGAAAAGTTTAGAACGAATAATAAATTGCGATTCATGTGGAAAAGCTAGATCTGATTTAGACTTAGCAATAATGAGTCTGCACCCAGATCCAAAAAATCCAAAACTACCTAAAATGGAATATTTTTATTGTAGGGATGATATGGTCTGCACTCTAAACGCCAAGAACTGGTTCTTAGATAAGAAGAAAGAAAGAGGAAATATTTAAGGGGAGGCGATCATGATTGAGCGCGGTAAAAAATCCAGTGAAGCAAAAGAGTTTCAAAAAAATCTAATGAAGCTTGGGTATGACTTGCCTAAATGGGGTGCAGATGGATCTCCAGGCAATGAGACTTTTTTAGCTACTGAGGACTTTACTGAGGCTCAGGGAATTGAGTTTGAGCCAGATCAGCAGGACATCAGCGACGAGATTATTCAATTGGCTGCGAAGTTGGCTAAAGAAGCTGATAACGACTCTTTAAACCTTATGCCCTCGTGCATGGTGGACTATAGAGATGAGGCATACAAACGTCGAAGACAGAAGAAAAAGCCTGTAAGAAGAGAGCGTAACGTAAAAGACGTTACTGGCATCACCTTACACCAAACGGCTACGTTCTTTAACGGTAGATGTCCCTATACGTTAGACATGCATTTCGTCGCCCATCCTAATGGTGAGAGCCAGTATTTAAACGATGTATTGAAAAGAATGGCTCAGGCACAGAATGTATTCAATACACACGATGTCGGCATTGAATGTGATGGTTACTATTCAGGCATTGGGACTGACCCTAAGTATTTTTGGAAGCCAAAAAGTAGACCAAACAGAAAGCCTATGGTTCCTACAGATGAAATTATTCATGCTACTAGAGAGACTATGGAGTATATCTGCGAAGAGATTGGCAGACGTGGTGGTGAGATAAAGTACGTACACGCTCACCGACAAACCTCCGCTTCAAGAACCTCTGATCCAGGCTCTTTGATTTGGAAAGCTTGTGGTATTTGGGCTCAGGAAAAATTAGGTCTTTCCGATGGTGGTAAAGGAGCTAAATGGCTCACTGGGAACCCAATTCCAGAGGCTTGGGACCCTCGATACCAAGGTATCAAATATCGTTAATTTATAGGAGAGTATTATGAGTGAAGATCAACAAGTAGATGAGACTTTAATAGGTGAAAATATAAAATCTTTGTACAACGCTTTGTGTGTTTACGGAGAGTTGCCTGGAGATATGCCTACTGAAGTCGGCTATATTATGACTTCACACAGAGCATTAGAATATGCGGTTATTGTTGCAAAGACTATGGGCATAAACAGAGCAACCTTTATGGACTCTGTTGGTGACGTTTGGGAAGGCGTCACCGGAGAAAAGAACATTGTCATAGCAAAAAGTATGTAATGTTTGGTGCGGTAAAAATGTCTAAAGTAATAGAAGAGTGTTTATTTTTAATTTTATTCTTTATACTTTTACTATTCATGGATATTTTTTACCGCACTGAAAAACTATTTATAAAAGTGAGAAATCTATTGAGCATGAAAGGTAGAGTAGTTGGATCTATAATAACTCTGTTGGTTATTATTTTTGTTTTTCAATACATACAAAGAGATCCTTATGCTCTTATCAAAAAACCTGACAACTCTTGCGAGAAGAAAGAGCCAGCAGGACCTGTAGAGAGCACTTGCTCTGACTCTAAAGTGGATTGTCATTGGCAAGTACACTACTGCGAAGAGTACTTCGACTACCCTACTGACTGTCAGGAGTTAGGCCCAGCAGATCCAGATGTTCCTTATGGGTCTGTTAGTTGGGAAAATTACTATTGTGGCTGCGACATGAAGTGCCACCCAAAAGGTGAGTGTAAAAATAGCGCCAGCGACATGATTAACCAGAAGTGCGCTGGCAAGTATGGCTGGCCTGAGTGTCCAGAGGATGCGTTTACCTGCTATTGGGCAGGCACAAATGAGCAGAACGTTCATTGCCCCATTCCTAAATGCTGTGGGGGTTGGTGTGATGTCTGGGACCCTTGCTGATAAATGTCGGACTTCTTAGAGGAGCGCGGTTATTGGGAAATATTGGAAGAGGCGAGGCAGAGGTTTCCTTCTTCCGCATTTCTTAAGAAATGCCAAGAATATTATAATGTTAATAAGAGGCTGACTAGCACTCAGATAGAAAAGCTAGATTCTCTAAAATCTACAAAAAGTAAACATGATAGTTTTTTTGTGGAGGAAGATTGGGGTGTAGATGAAATACTATCTGAGATGGTTAATCATAATATAATATCAGAAGCTGATAAAGCTGAGATATGGGCTATTGATATAGCTCAAGAACTTTTAGAAGAAAAATTTGAAGTGAGTCGTGAAAAGATCAAACTCTAGTTATGCTTACGATAAAAAGAAATTATATAAAGCTATAAAAAATTATCCTTTTGAGGAGTATATCTATAGCATATTTGATAAAACATATACTACAACAAAAGACTATAGAATAAGATCGCACTGTCCTTTCTGTGAAGATAGTAAGACTGGTCACTTTTACATATTGCTAAGTGCAGGATTAGTCTACTGTCAAAAATGTAAATACGATCCTAAGTGGCTTCCTCAGTTTATAGCTGACATGGAAAACGTGTCGGTAAATGAGGTGGTTAGCTACTTGTTGGATGGGGATGTATTCCTTACTGATAAGGCCAATCTCGATGAGATATTGGAGGATTTATACATACAATCAGTAGAAGAAGAGGATGAAGAGTATAAAGACTACAAACCACTAGAGTTTGATGGAACGTTCGTTCCGGTATATGAAAAATGTAAGGTAAAGCCTCTGTTGGGTCAGATAAAGCAAGTGCGAGAGTACTTAATAAGTGAGCGAAAACTCACAAAGAAAGACATTACAAAGTACAAGATTAGGTACTGCTTTTCTGGAAGGTACGCTGGAAGAATAGTTATCCCAGATTATTACAAAGGCGACTTAGTAACCTATGTTGGCAGGAAGTTTTTTCCTACAGGGTTAAGTGCAAAGTACCTTGCACCTACGGACAACAGCCAAAGCAAGTTCATATTCAACTTAGACAGGGTGAAAGGCGACACCATTGTGCTTACAGAGGGTGCCTTTGATGCTATTGCTGTAGGAGATATGGGAGCAGCCACATATGGAAAGTCTTTGTCTAAGAGGCAGGCTAGGTTGTTGGATAGGTTCAAGACGAAAATATTCTACTGGGACAAGGACGGCTATCCAGAGCTAGAACGCTTTGCAGGAATGCTCAGTGGGACCGTTAAGACAGTCCTCCACCCCCTAGACGATGATAGAGACGCAGGTAAGCGTTCTAAGGCCGAGAACATGGACATGATAGACAAGGCAGTTAGGCTAAAGAGCCTTGACTACATGCTTTACAGTATGGATTGGAATAAGGTTGACAACCAGAGTAGAACGCGACTACGATAGACCTACAATAAGCGTTGTGGGGTATTTGCTTTGAAATTAGTTAAGCCAGAAAGAATAAAGCCTAGTAAAAAAATAAAGTTACAGATTTATGTAACTGAAAAACAACTAGTAGATCTACAGGCTGATTGTGAAGAGTTAGATATTAACACTTCAGAGTTACTTAGACGGATTATAAGCACATATTATAATAAGTAATGTCTGTTACAGCCGACGAGAATTCTTGCTTTGGCAAAGAGTATTACGATGAAGATGGTACGGAGTGCCCTTTTCAGACGTGTGTTGCTAGACAAGAGTGCAAGCGCATATGCGACTTAGGTAGTGGCATACTGCACGATAGAAAGATAAGACAGAAAAAAGAAGAAGTAGAAAGTAAGAATAGAGAAAAAGAAAAAAAGAAGAAAAGCAAAAAAGAAGAGTTAAGAATACTTGAAAAGATAAAACTCGGAAATTCTAGAAAAAAAGGGTATGATAGGCCACAAAAGCTTGATTATAAAAATGATGGCTGCTTAAGAGATGATATGGTGAATAGGATAGATGAGTATCTTATAGATACTGATTATTCTATGAGAAGAACTAGAAATATTCAAAGTGTTTCTTCACGACATCTCGGACCTCTAAACACTGAATACCTTTTTAAAATAGAGACTAGAAGAAAGAAAAGCATTTTAGTTTATATCAGAGATGATTTAGCTAATAAGCTTTCTGATCGAGGTTTAGTTTGCAGGTCTTTATTTGATACTGAAAAGGCTTGTTATCCTAATTATTTTCAATGGGTAATACAGATTAAATCTGTGTCTGAGCTTGATATATTTTTGCAGGAGTTAGATTTATGATTCTCTATGATTACGAATGCTTAACTTGTGGAGAGGTATTTGAAGAGTTGGTCAAAAATAGAGATCAGGAAGTGCCCTGCATCGCTTGTGGATCAAAGACTCGCAGAAAATTCCCTCTTCCAGCTTTGCGTACATTAAATACAAAAGAGAAGGTACACGATGCGCTTAAAAAAAGGTCGTTGGAAGATTCAAAAAGAAGAAAAGACGAGTACATGCACAACGCAAAAAAGCAAATCGAAAAAGCCACGGGCATCAAAAAGTAAAAAGAAACAACTGTCTGTATATGAGATTATTGATCTCGTTGCACAGGAGTACATACCTCCTGAGGACAGCGACAAGTTTAAGCTGATTGATAATCTTATCGACTTAAACAAGGTCAAAGAGAAGATCTATGCAGAGCAGCCAGAGGTCATTGCTGTAGACACTGAGACTCAAGGTCTTAAGTGGCAGCATAAGATCATAGGTATTTCATTTACCTTTTCAGAGAATGATAATTATTACATTCCGTTTAGGCACATTACTCAGGCACATCAGCCAAACATAGAAGATTTACGTAGTGTAATCTCTGAGATACTTAACCTGCCCTTCGCAGTTTACGTTTTCCATAACTATAAGTTCGATAAGCACATGTTGGCTAAAGACGATATCGTGTTGCGTGGTGAAGTACATGACACCATGTTGATGCACTACGTCTTAGATGAGAACGATTCTCACGCACTTAAGAATCTGGCTGAGAAGTACATAGACCCAGACTCGCACAGATATGAAAAAGCTATTCAGGAAATACGAAGAAAGCTTGCAAGAAAACTAAAGATAAAGATGCGTGAGTTTGGGTATGAGCACATCCCCATAGACATTATGGTGGAGTATGCTTGTCGCGACACTTACTACACTTGGAAGTTGTTCTTTAAGTTCTTTGAAGAGTTGCAAGAAGACGAAGATATTCTGAATACATATGAGAGGGAGTTAGAGGTTCTTGAGGCTCTAGCTTGTATGGAGAATAACGGTGTTAAGTATAACGCTAACATCTCTAAGAAAATCTCAGACCAGCTTACTCTAGACATTGATGCCTTACAGAAAAGTGTGTGGGATGGAGCGGGTAAAGAGTTCGATCTGTCTTCGCCAAAACAGCTTAGAGAACTTTTGCTGTCAAAGGGGATACACACGAATCGGTACACACCAAGTAATGAGATGTCTACCGATGTTGTGGCCTTGCAAGGGATATCATCTCAGTTTCCTTACATCGCTGACCTTTTGAAGTTTAGAGAGAAGACAAAGATTAAAACAACGTATGCAGACCCTTTTCCCACATACTGTGATGACAAAGGGATTATCCATACAAGCTATCGTCAGGCAGTTGCAGTAACAGGAAGATTGTCTTGTTCTTCTCCACCCTTGCAGGTTCTTCCAAGACCAAAGAAAGGAGAGGAGTTTTATAATATTCGCAGAGCGTTCGTTCCATTAGACGGATACATTATGGCATTTATCGACCTCTCACAGATTGAGGTTAGGCTTACTGCTCACTACTCAAAAGATGAGAAGCTAATTAATGCGTATGAGACGGGATTGGATATCCATACCTCTACTGCATCAGAGATGTTTGAAGTTGAATATGATTCTGTATCTAAAGAACAAAGAACGGCTGCAAAGGCTATTAATTTTGGAATTATCTATGGCATCGGCCCAAAGAAGTTAGCGCAGACTTTGCAGATTGACGGCGATGTGGCTAGAGAGTACATCTCGATGTATCTGGATAGGTATGTGGGCGTTGCTAACTTTATTGAGAAGTATAAGCGGCTAGCGAAGCGTCATGGGTATGTTAAGAACTTCTTTGGTCGTAAAAGAAGGTTAGACTTCCTTAAAGATCCAAACATCGAAGATTGGCAAAGAGAGCGTGGGTATAGACAAGCAGTGAACTACGCTATCCAATCTACTGCTGCGGATATGTTTAAAATCATTATGGTTAGGTGTCACAAATACCTTCGAGGTATGAAGTCGAAAACCATTATGAACATCCACGATGAGTTAGTATTTTACATTCATATGGATGAATTACATGCATTATATAAATTAAAAGATTTATTTGAACAATGGAAGTTCAGGGTGCCAATTATTGCTGATATTGAGATTAGCAATAAGTCTTGGGCTGATAAAGAAGAGGTAGAAATATGATTACAAAAAAGAATTTATCTCTTGAAGATGATTTAGATGATGATTTTGAAGAGATTGATCATGGGGTCGATGACGAGGGGCTTTCAGTACTAGAAAATGTATTTACTAGATTTAACTTTGATTCTGTAGTTGATGAGTTAAATCCAGACATTGACCTGTCAATCGACAACTCAGACATACAGTATGAGTTTTCTAGACAGCCTAAGTTAGCGGCTGGCTACGGATATCTTTTTGCTTTGGCTGAAGCCGAAGAAAGTAAACAAGACTTTAATTTAGATTTGGTTAAATCTAACTTATCAAAGTCTATAAGAAGCAAGCTTGCAAAAGAAGGAGTAAAAGCAACTGAGAAATTAATTGAAGCAGAAATATTAATTACAGAAGAATATAAAAAAGCAAAATTAACACACATCGAATCACAAAAGCATAAGAGGGTTTATAGGGCTGCTCTGACTGCTGTGGAGCACAAGCTTCAAGGGCTTATTAGTGCGGGGGCTACACAACGATTTAACCAATCCCCTGTGATTAAGAAGCAAGATGACGATGGGTTTGAAAGAATAGGATAAAAGGGAACGAAAATGAGCGTAGATCCAAGATTAGCTGGCTGGGTTTCTCAAACTAATGAAGCCATTTCTAAAGATGATCAGAAGTTTGGAAAGAGAGAGAAGCGAGCCAAAGTAAAGATTGAAAGAGGAAAGCATAAAATCCTCCGAATCCTAAAGGCTCCTTCGTGGAACAAGTTCTACATTGTGCGAGCACAGCACTGGAACATCCCGGTGGGCATGAATTCAATGCTCCCATTGGCGTGTTCTTATCGGCACAATCAGGAGAATTGTTACTTTTGTCAGATGACAAATGAGTACTTCAATTCTCAAGATCCAAGTCAGATGGCTATCGCTAGAAACATTAAGTGTAAGATGACTTACATTTGTAATGCGATTGATGTCAAAGACCCTGTTGATGAGAATGGTAATCCAAAGATTCTTCTTTGGTACATGACTCCTTCGGTGTTCAAAGACATCAAAGAGACATTCAACCCAGACTCTGGGTATGGAGACATTACGCATCCGATTGAGGGTAGAGACGTTAAGGTGAAGCTTGAGGTTACAGGCTCTGAAGACGGCAGAACATATACTAAGTATGTTGTTTCGGTTGGAGGAAGTCCTAAACCATTGGTTGATCCTCCAGGGCTTGATTACATTGATCATCTTGTTGATTTGGAAGCAGAATTCCCAATCACTACATATGACTACGATACGCAGATTGGTATTTTTGAGGGTAGGTTAGATCCTACTACTGGAAAGCAGCGTGCTGCTCTTAGCGGTGCTCCTGAGAGAAAGTCTCTTGCATCAGGAGATGATGAGTTTGAGAGCATCAAAGAGGTCAAGAAAGAGGAGCCAAAGGTAGAGGCTAAGTCTTCTGATGAAGATGATGATTGGGATGATCTTGATGATTTTTCTTCTGACGATGATTCTGAAGATGAAAATGATTCAATGAAAAGCATCCGAGAAAAGCTTAAGAAAGCGAAGCAGGGAAGCTAGGTAGTTATCGCCCCACCACATTGATTTGTGGTGGGGTTTTTTATTCTCACTTGAGGAACAAATGAAATTTAAAAAAGAGAAGCCTGCTGAGACGCCAGTAGTGGTTGAAGAAAAGCCGATAACGGTTTCTGAAAAACCAGATAAACCAGTAAAAGCAAAGCCTGCGAAGATTTCAAAAAAATCTAAAAGGTCTAAGTCTAAAGAAGTTAAATCAGGACCTAAGCCTGTGGGCAGTGATCAGTTAGCTGCTGTGTCTTCCTTAATTGAGAAGGTTAGCAAGAAGTATAAAGACGATGGACTTCTGCATCGTATGGGAGATGTGGCGGTTTCAAAGGTAGGCTTTGTTTCTAGCGGTGCTATTGGGCTTGATTATGCGTTAGGCATAGGTGGGTACCCAAGAGGGCGTATCATTGAGATATACGGCCCAGAAGCCTCTGGAAAAACGACACTTACCCTTCACGCTATCGCTGAGTGTCAGAAGGCTGGTGGTGTGGCTGCATTTATAGATGCAGAGCACGCACTGGATATGGATTATGCAGGAAAGCTTGGTATTGATGTCGATAATTTGTTGTTCTGTCAGCCTGACTACGGCGAGCAAGCATTAGATATTGTTGACGATATTATTAAAGAAAACATTGTTGATTTGATTGTGGTTGATTCTGTGGCAGCGCTTACTCCGAAAGCGGAGATTGATGCGGAGATGGAAAAGAACCATGTCGGTCTTCAAGCAAGAATGCTTTCTCAAGCACTAAGAAAGATTACTGCTAACGCTAATAAAACAAAAACTTCAGTCGCATTCATAAATCAAATTAGACAGAAGATTGGGGTTACGTTTGGGAGTAATGAAACCACCCCCGGTGGTAATGCTCTTAAGTTCTACGCCAGCGTCAGAGTGGATGTGAGAAGAATTGCTACGATAAAGAAAGGCGACACTCCTTACGGAAACAGGGTGCGTGCAAAGATTGTAAAAAACAAAGTGGCCCCTCCATACAAGACGGCAGAGTTCGACATCATATGGGG